AACGATTTGCTTTCTATAATATTCATTCCACTAAATAATTCAGTAGTACTTGCTGGTGTATTTGGATAATTTGCCCATTCTAGTAGTTTTGTACCACTATGTACTAATACATGTGTAGTATTATTCTTTACATAAAAAAATAGACCTAATATCTTGTTGCCAAAATTATCTAACAACTCCATACCAGGTCTTGTTTGAATGCTATCATTGTCTTCATAATTCTTCCACATATTAAGCCCATTTGGACTACGATATAATGATACATTGTTATTGGAAAAGTCTACACCTCTAAAATTGTCATATTTTCTTGTAATTAAATCCTTTAGACTAGACATTAGATATCAACCCCTCCATCAATAAATATCATTCCACCAGTTTTTCTTGAATCAATACCATTCTTCATTTCTAAATATCTTTTATAAAAATATTCTCCATAATTACTTATCATATCCATTTTTAAAAGGTCTGCAGCAATTCCATATGGCATTATTTCAAGTAATACATCATCTAAATCAAATGTAAATTCTTCATCATAATCATATGGTACTGGTTCTACTTCTCCTTCAACTTCTATTGTTGTTGGTGGATCAAGTAATACTTTTGTAGGATATTTAAAATAATATATAGTTAATGTTCCTTCATAATCTTCTGGTAAAACTAATGTGTTATCATCTGGCATACTATATTCTACTAATGGATCTAACATTATTTTATTTAATTGATAAATATCACTTATTTCAGTATTAATTGTTATTGTTTTATCAACTAATTCATTTATAGTTTTAGTATATGTTGCATTTATCTTACGATATTTCATTAAATCATCTTGTATTTGATTAACTACTCCATTTATTTTATTTAAAACATCTTCATCTTCAGCAAGTCCAGCTTCTTCTGGATAATATTCTTCTATTAAGCTAAATGTTTTAATTTTCATATCTTTTAATGTCATATTATACCTCCTTTGGATTCATATCAGTATTATCTTTATAAATCTTTTTGATTTCTTTTATTTCGTTTTCTAAGTCTTTCATTTTATATACTGCAACATTTGGCAATATATAACCATCTAGTTCATTCCATATAAGAATAGTTCCTTCAGGTATTTCTTGTGTCATTTTACTTTCTTCGGTACTTTTTACACCATTGTATTCATTTTCTCTTTTTACTTCTGTTGTTAAAACTAAATCTTTAAGTGTTTGATGTACTTCTTTATCCTCTGTCCACTCATCGAATTCAGTTTCTTTAGTAATTGTTCTACCATAATGTTGTTTTAGACTTGGTCTTACAATAAATAACTCATTATTCATACTTTTTCTTCCTTTCTAGGTCTTGTTTTTAGGAGTTGCACCTAAATATACTCTTAACAAGATAAAAGGGCTAAAATGCCCTTAAAATTACATAGCTGTTCTAATTACATAAATTTCATCTGGTCTAACAATTTTAGCACCAAATACATAAAGTCCCTTTAATGCATCTTGGAATGCAGCTTGTGGTCTATATGCTTCAACTTTATCAATTTGTTCAGCAAATGCAATAGCTTTAGAAGTTCTTAATACATTGTAGTATGTATCATCACTTGATCCAGTACCAACTTTACCAGTAGGTAATAGGTTTTCAATGCATACATAAGCATTGTTGATTTTACCAACAGCACCTTTCTTTAAGATTTCTGGATTATCAGTTGATAATTCAGTTAATGCTTGTCTATAAATAGTAAATACTTTAGGAGCTACTTCTAGATAGAAAGTATCATTTACTCTACAATTTTTACCATATAGATATGCAAATCCATCTTCCATAGATGCAACTGCATTAGCTTTAGTTAATGAGATTACTGATGAACTTTGTCCAATTGGATTAACTCCATCTTCAACAGCTGCTTCAATTAATGCTGCAACATATTTATCTCCTTCTTCAGATAATCCTAAAGATGCTTGTCTAGCTGCATCTTCCATTAATCCTGGAACACTTTGTGCTTTATCAATATCTTCTACTTCAAAGTTGAAATATTTGTATTGATTAAGTTGTAGTGTTAAAGATGCATCTGTTAATCCTTCTAGTGTTAAATCAGTACCAGGACTATAAGTTCTAATAGTTGGTCTAGTTACACTTAAGATTTTTACCTCCTTAGCATTTTTTGTGTCTTTTTCATATTGGAAATCACAGTGATTTCTTAATGAAGTTATAGTTTTTAATTCTTTTTGAATTGCTTTACTCCAAATTGTTTGTTGGAAATTACTTACTGCCATATTTTTCACTCACCTTTCTAATTTTTTTACCAGACTTATTCATAATAGTTCTTATTGTTCTTTGTCATTGAATTTCTTACTGCTTTCCAAATCTTAGGATCATCTAATTGTTCATCCGTTAATCTAGCTATTTCTTCTTCAGTATAGTAATCCTTTGTCGTAGAAACTTCACTATTCTTCATACTTCCTGGATTTTCTTTGACAGTTGGTTTTGAATTGTTTTTCATATACATTTCATAAACCTCTTTGATTGGAACATTATTTGCAAATTTCTTTCTAAAATCATTAAATGATTTATCTGAAAGTAATTCTTCTTTTGCTCCTAATTGTAAAAGTTCTCTTTTGTTATCTTCATTAGTTAGTGTTTCTGCTAACTTATTAAAAATAACTTTTTCCCTTTCATTTAAGTTTTTGTATCCTATATTTGCTAATCTATTTGCTTCATCTTTCATAGCATCATAGCCATCTTCAATAAATTCATTAGCATCAGCAAGTGCTAGGACTTCAATTTCCCTAGAACTTAATCCAGGTTTTATAGCTTCAGGTAATTTAATACCCTCGCTTTCGTAATATTCTCTTAACTTTGCATTAGTATCATCATCTTCCTTAAGATTTAATGTTGACCTTAATACATTGTCAGTATCACGATACTTAGATAATTCTTTTTGATGTTTAACTTCCTCTCTATCAAGTCTTCTTTTTAACATAGAGTTATATTCTTCTTGATATTCTGGATTTTCCCTCAAAAGATCCCTAAGTGTTTTTTTAACTTCTTCTTTTTCTTCTTCTACTTCTGCAGTTTGTTCAGTAGTTTCAGAGGTATCAGTTAATTCTATACCTTCCTCATTTTCTTCTGTAGTTTGAGTATCTACATTTTCAGTGTCGTTAGTTTGTTCTAACATTTCATTTTCTTCCATTTCTTCCTCCCATTTATAGCCTGTCGGCTTTATCCAGCTTTTTATGTCATCAGTTTTGGACAATTAAAAAAGCAACCTAAATTGCTTGTTCAATCATATTATTACCAGCATTTGCAATTTGTTCTATTTCGTTTTGGTCTTGCATTTGCATTTGTGCTTGATTCTTCATAGCCATTGCTTGTTGGTCTAACATATCTATTTGTTGTTGTGCTTCTTTTCTCTTACTTAATATGTTTTCTAGTTTAACCTTAGGCATTACACTATCAGCATCTAAACTTTCAACATATTCTTCAAATGTTATCTTTCCTTGTGTAAACATATTTTCTAATGATAATTCTTGTGCATATTTATCAAAAGCACCCTTTGGTGTTATATCTACCTTAACATTTGTACTTAAAGCATCTAATATATATCCTGGTACTTGTACCATTTGAATTGAATTGTTACCATCTACATCAGGTACTTCTGTTTCAATTACTAATCCATCTGTAGCATATGTCTTCCACATATCAAACCATATACGAGCTAAATCTTCTATAAAACTCTTTAAACCTATTATTTGGTCGTTTAATGGTTGGTTTTGTGCATTTTGTACAGCAAGTATTGCTCTACCACTTGCAGTTTCAGGATTAATATTTCCAGTTGTAGCATCACCAGCATTGTTTAAATCTCTTGATAAAGTAATTAATTCATTTTGTAATTTCTCACTATCTGGTCCCATTTGTCCTGGTGTTGTATTCATAAATACATCACTAGCTCTTAAATTACCTTTATCTTTAAATCTAATTGTTGCTCCTACTTTATTTACATCACTTATGTTTTGTATTGATTCTTCATTTACTACTTTTTGAGGATAACTTATATTCTTAGTAGTTAATGCCCTTCTCATTGCAGTTTTATTTGTTTCTAATTGATTTGGAATAAGTTGTCTTACTTCTCCTACTCCTCTAGCATTTCCTTCTTGGTCTTCCCAATTAAAATGTGTAAATGGATATAGAGTTAAGCCTGTATCTTTTTCTTTCTTTATTTCACAATATTTAGTTGATTGAGTAAAATGTATTGTTCCATTTTTTCTAAAGAACTTAGTTACTAACCAACATTTATCATGTACTTCATCTTTTCCACTATCTCCAGCTATTGTAGATGTGTCATTATCTGGTGCTATAGTTTTTACTAACTTTTCATCTATTTGTTGTTCCTTTGCCATTTGTTGTAATTCAATAATAGTTTTTCTTTGTCTTACTAAAATATATGGTTGTGATTGAATATCCTCTTCATTTTCATCACCATACATAATATCGTTCTTACTTATTATTTCATTAATAGGCATATCTTCATCAAAGTCATATGTTACATAAGCTACTGCTTCATCATTAATAGCAGATTGTTTAGCAACTTTCTTGACTTTCTTATCCATAAAGTCTTTATCCCATACTTTTGATGCTCTTTTATTAAGTAAATCACAAGTTTTTTGTGCTACTTCCATAAATTCTGTGTTTTCTATGTTTTCAGGACTATAATTAACTGCAAATAAGTTAGATGTAATAGTAGATACTTTTTGTTTTACTACTTGTTTAATAAAGTTATATTGTATTTTTTCAATTCCTTTAATGTTTAATCCATACCATTGATCTCCATTATACATACGATAGTTTAAATCACTATCAGTGTATATATGTCTTTTATTCATAAAATCAATGTGTTTTTCATATAACTCCCATGTACTTGTCTTTTCAAATTCTTCTGTATCCATTTCCTACACCTCCTATTCATTATCTTTAGGAAATTCTAATTGTCCTAATCCTGTTCCATCATAAGAATCAATATTAGCTAAATTTATTTCTTCTATTTGTTGTTCCTTATCTAGTTTTTCTTCCAATTTCTTTTCTTCTTTATGTTCTTTTATCTTTTTAATAGGATTTATTTCTATTGGTTCATTGTTTTTAACTTTAGAACCATAATGTAGTCCTACTATAAATGATAAAAAAATCAACACCATTGATAGTGCCGATATAATCATTATTTCCATTATTTCCCTGCTTTCTTTTTAGTAGTAGTTTTTTTTATTGGTTTTGCATAAATATTTTCCTCTTTTATTTCTTCCTTAGGTAATACTACTACATTACTAAAATAGTTTCTTTCTCTAAATACTCTTTTTTTCATAATATTTCTCCTTTCAATGCTTTATCTGATACACTATCATTTCTTGGATAGTTGTAATGATATAGTGTTTTATTTGTAAATATCATTGTTGGTTTTTTCTTTAATAATCTATCATTAAATAGTTTATCTTCTGCATAGATTAATTCAGGATACCTTGTGGCATCAATAAATGCCCTTTTTAGCAATTTTGATTGCCCACAGACCTCTTTTATGTTTGATTTATTTAATCTCCATACACTTCCACTATTTACCTCCAAATTATAAAATATCATATCTTCTTTATGATTCTCATCTAATATTTCTTCTAATACTTCAGGATATATATAATCATCTGCATCTAGCATTAATATATATTCACCTTGAGCATTATCTAATATCTTATTTCTCGCATAGCCAGTTCCTTTGTTGTCTTCATATGTTATAACTTTAATATTGTCATAATCTTTTAATCTAGCTAATGTGTTATCTGTTGAACCATCATTTACTACTATTATTTCAATATCATCTCTTTTAGGTATGCTTTCTATTGCTTTTCCTATACCTTCATAGTTATATACTGGTATGCCTACTGTTAATTTATATTTATTTATTATTTTATTCTTTTTCTTGATTTCCTTTGGTATTATTATGCTATCATATAATTCTTTGCTATCATGTGGTTTATATGTGAATTTAGGTATGTTATTAAATATATCATCCATATTTAAGTTTCTCATATCAAATTCTACTATTTTAGCATTACTTTCATCTACCATAGCATCTTTTAACATTGGTAGTTTAGTTACTATTACTGGAATACCTAGTGTTAGAGGTTCTAACAATCCATAAGGATAACCTTCTGTATCACTAAGTAATAAGCAATATGTAGCTGTTTTTATCTCTGGTATTATGTTTAGTGTAGGTTCATGTAGTTCTACACTTTCATATCTATCTAAATCAAATGGTAAATCAGTATATATCTTTACTTTCATCTTCCTATTGTTTAATCTTGCATATTCTTCTGCTTTTTCAATGAAGTATTCTAGTCTATGTCTTCCTTTTTCTTTAGATAGCCTTCCAGCATATAAGAATGTTATTGTTTCATCTTCTACTATTACTGGATTCCATAATACTTTTACTTCTCTGTCAAATCTCTTAGAAGCATGATCTGCAGCATTTTTAGAACATCCATATACTTCTACATCTTCTGGTATTTCTATTTCTCCATCATATTCATCAAAATAATCCATATCACAATGTATTATAAGAACTTTTCTCTTACATTTAAGATTTCCTCTTTTTAATGCATCTCTCATAGCATATACTGTTGGAAATATTATTGTTTCACATTCTACTGATTGTCCACAATCCATAGCATATGGTATTTTTAATCTCTTTAGTTGTTCTTTATTACAATCACTTCTTCTATACATGAATCCTAAATTATCAGGATACATCTTATTTAAATTGTATAGCCATGTTTCAATTCCACCACATGGACATAAACTTTCGTAATAAATTAATGTATCTACACTTATGGGCATCTTCTTCATTACATTTTCATATCCAATACATTTTCTTCTTTCTTCTTCTTTTTGTTTTAAAACATCAGCTAACATTAAATCACCACTATTTCTTCTCCATAATCTCTATTAGTTTCTTTTTCTTCAAACATATCATAGAATGTCTTTTCTCTATTGATTATTTCTTTTGTAGGATTTGTTCTACTTACACAGAAGTATCTTAATGCATCTGTAATATGTGTTATTTCATGTGGTTCTGTTGCCACATCATTAGGATTCTTTTCATCATGTTGTAATTGTGGAATACATCTAATTAAGTTAAGACAGTTGCTAAATATAAAAAGATTAGTATCTTCTACTAATTCTCCTGTTTGCTCATGTCTTACTTTTCTTGTCTTTATCCATTCTTTTACTGCTAGCCATCCACTTTCTCTATCATTTCCTGCTTTAGTAAATGAAATACCACCATTTTGGAACATTTCTGCTGTACTTTTTCCTGTATCTCTATTTCTATTCCATAAATCAGGTGGTGCATATATTTCTTTATATTGTTTATCTCTCATATAACTTTTTAATGTTTGTAATGCTTCACTTACAATTAAATTGCTTTTATGTATCTCATTATAGATATACGCTTTTCCTTTTGTGTCTACTGCTACAAATATAACAGCAAACATATCTAATCCATAGTCTAGTGCTATATATCTATTCCAATGTGCTGGTATTTCAAATGGTTCTATTACATGTAAATCTCTTTTAAACTCTGGAAAGAATTGTCCATCAAATATATCCCAATTACCATATAGCATGGCTTGTTTTCTATCTTCTGGTAGATTCTCTAATGTTTTAACATAACTTGGATCGTGTTCCATTAAATATTTATTTTCATATACTAAACTTGGTATGAATATATAATCGTTAGGGTTTTCCTTCCCTCTATAATCTTTATCAATGAATAATCTTTTTACCCATTGATGTCCAACACCTCCTGGATTGCAAGTAAAATACATTCTAGGAATAAAATCATCTTTCATATTGCCACTCATACGATTAGATTCTGTCAATGCTTGAAATTGAAATTCAGTAAACATTGTTGCTTCTTCTAATGTAATTACTTCATATGCTTGTCCTTGATAGTTTAAAACATCTTTTTCTGCATCACAATATCCTAATACTATTCTAGAACCATTAGGAAATATAAACTCTTTTGTAGCATCTTTATAATTTGCTATTCCTTTTAATAACTTTTGTAATTGCATTACATGGTTTTCTCTTAATTCCTTTAATGTCCTTCTTAGTAGTAGTATTTGTATTCCAGGATAATTTAGTGCTAGTAAACACATTTTAATTCGTGATACATGGCTTTTACCTCCACCTCTACTTCCACCATAACAGATATACTTATTTGTAGCTTTACAAAACTCTATTTGCTTTGGATATAGTTCTCCAATATCTAATGTCATTTGCTAAGTTCCTTTAAACTATCTGACATGGTTACTACTATTGTGTCATTACTTGTTGATTCTCCTTTTGCTAATGCTCTCTTATCATATAATGTTCCTATAGCAGTAGATATGTTATTAATTGGTATGTTATCTCTATCTAATCCTTCATCTAACTTATTTAATGCCTTATTTATTATCTTAGTAGTCATTTGTATAAAATGTTCTTTTTCATCTTGGTATTCTTTGGGATTATTTTCTATAATCTTCTTAACAGTTTTGTGATCTACTCCAGTTTCTTTAGCAGTTGCATTGTATGAATCTGTTTGCACATAACTTTTAATAACCTCTACCTTTTTCTTAGTAGGAGTTTTAACTCCACTTGGCATAATTAATCACCTTCCCTATTTTTTACGAGTTTTGTTTCTCACTATTTCTCTTTTAAGTTCTACACAGCTCATTTGCTTTAATCTTTCGTTGTAGTCTAAAACATAATTGTAGTAATCTCTTACATTCTTTATTGATATCCAATCTGGACAATTTGTTTCTTTGTTTACCCATGATATTAAAAATCTTTGGCCAGAACCTTGTTCCATATATCCTGACATTGTATCAATAATATCTGCTTCATCTTCACTTTGATCTATTAATGTGTGTACATCATAGTCATATAATCTATACATTCTATTCCTTCTTTCCAATTTGGCTGCCAGTAAAGGATTCGAACCTCTAGAATGTCAGAGTCAAAGTCTGATGTGTTACCATTTCACCAACTGGCAATAAAAAAAGCCTACTTTCGTAGACTTCCGTACGCATACACGTACCCCATGCTTGTTCTTTGAAATAAAACTATAATAGGTATTCCTCATACTAATTTACTATAAACATTTATTATTCAACCACTAGCCAGTTAAAAAGCCTCATTAGGTTGCGATCCTAAATAATTCTTAACCTTTAATTACTAGAATAAATCTCTATTATCAACTTTCACACACTTTAGGCATTCATGTTTAGGGATTCGAACCCTCAAAACGCAAAGCAGGCGTTTACCATTCCATAGTAAGCGTGTAGATTTGTGCTACTCGTACCAGTTTCTAATCTTATACTCCTATCTCTAGGTATCAACTACACATTGGTTTATTGGTATTCTTAATAGTACTCTATCCACCACAGATAGTATACATCATAAGGCTTTATCTACCCTTTAGTCAATTCATTAGGCAGTTTGCAGATTACCAACGATTAGTCCTGTGTTTTATAAACTCTTATAATAAACTGCTGTTATCTAATTTATATACTTTGTATATCCCAGTACGGCCATTACTAGCCGACATAACTCTATCCCCTACAAAATCTCTCTTATAGGTAAAAAGAACAAGATAACACCCATACCACATTGTCTTGTGGTCTTTCATATGGTTCTGTTATAATTTTATTTCAAAGAACAAACATTGTGCCTTATAGACACTGTTGAATAGATATAGAGGTTTTATAATTAAGGAATGTATCTTCTCCTTAATTGATGATACAAAGTTAATAACCACTTAACTGTTTATATATCTACTCAACACTGCATATAAAAGCAGTGCTGTGCAAGAACATCACCGAAAGAGGTATATGTTCTAGTGTCTTATAGACACCATCGAATAGATATAATAGGTATTGCACCTATACTTTCTTGCTATTACGCATCGGTTTTCACGACTTCATAATATCTACTCAATGCTATCTAGAAAACATTAGGCTGTAAGTATAAGAGGAGATAACTAGAATCAAAGCTTACAATAATTAATAAAAGTCAAATTTTAACTTACAGCCTTTAGGTTAGGTTATGGACATAATTGATATTATTCCATACTAACATTTTAACATATTAAAACCGGGACAAACCGGGACAATTCATTTTTTTTGCTCTTTTTTATATCTATCGTACTTCTTTCTAGAACTGTCTTCTGCATAATGTAATAATTTATCTATCATGCTCCATGACCACTTTTGTTCCTCTTTTAAATACACTATCATTGTTAAGTCATCATATTTGCACATTCTTTCTATTTCTTTTCTATATAATTGCTGATATGATAATAAACTTTCATATAATGAATGTATCTTTAAATCACATTCTTCATCTTTTATCATGTACATTGTTAGTGGATCATTATTAACATGTGATGTATCTACCATTATTTTATCTAATTTAAATGTTTTTGGTTGTGTCTTCTCAAAGTTTATTTTCTTTTTTTTACACCAGAAGTCTAATTGATTCTGTAATTTAATTATTTCATTCTTTATTTGTCCTAATGACATAAAGTTATTTGTCTCAATTACTTGATCCATAAATTCCTCCTATTTTATTTTTTATCATAATCTAATATTTCTTTTATATTATTATTCATAAAATTCTATTTCCTTTCCACAACATCTACATTTCCAATATGTTTTCCATATTTTATGATTTTCTATTATTTCTTCTTTCGTTATTTTTTTAGTAATTACAGGTATATTTTCTATTTTGCTGTGCAATTCGTAATTATGTTTATTATGTTTACATAGCCATTTACTTTTAAAATGTCGAAACATGCAATTTATTATTTTATGTATATTATATGTTTCATCTATTGTCATTTTTTCTTTTATATCATTATTCATTCCAGCCTAACTCCTTTACTTGTTGATTTATTGCTTGTAGTTCTTTCATATTTAAGTAAAAGTCCTTTCTCCAATCACTTAATTCAATTTTTTTAGTAATTAAATTAAAACTTATATACCTATATTCTTCAGGTTCTTCGTTCCAATTATAATTAAAAACTATTTCATTATCCATTTTGTGATAGTCTTTATACCCTAACTTTTCAAACATTTCTTTTGCTTTCATTTACTCATCACCTACTTTTCATTTTCCCATACAAGAATATTTATTCCTCCAACAATGCTACCACAAATAAAACTCATAAAATTATATTGATTATTTCTTACTAAAAAACATATTATTATCCAACATAAAATTAGTGAAATAATAAACTTTAATATTATCTTTAACATATCTATTTAATCTCCTTTTAAATTTTTAACAAAATTAATAATGTCTACTAATTCGTTAATATCTACTGTCTTAACATTATCATCACTTTTAAGACAATTTTTAGTAACTAAATCACCATTGTATATAATTGCTATTTCAACTAATTTACTTTCCCAAAAATTTTCATAATAAGGGGCATTTTCATCACTTATTTTTTTCCATTTATCTATAGCAAAATTGTTTTCAGTATGACTACCAAACCCATTAAAACAGCTTAATGTATATCCATTTTCAAATGTGATCCAAAAATGTCCTCCTTCAGTTCTTATTTTCATACTCTATTTACACCTAACTTTCTAAATTATCTTTTATTAAAGGCATTATAAATGGATGTATCATATTTCTTACATATTTAATATTGTTTTTATTTAAAAACTCTTCTATTTTTGTATTTGAATAAAAATCATAATATTTATAACCGTTTTTTGTTCTTAATCTAACTTGATATTTAAATAACAATTCATCAGCTTTCATTACTCTATTTACACCTGACTTTCTTCATATTCATCACATACTATTCTTTCACAAGGTCTAACAAATGGATAACAATGTATTGTATTATTACTTGGAAAACAAAGTATTTGATTACATATATCATCTTCTTTATGTGATTTTATACATTTTTTACTACCACAACCACTTAACAACACCATTATTAATGCTATTATTACTATTTTTTTCATTTTTTTAATACCTTTACCTTCCCATCAGTTACTTTTTGTAATTGTTCTAACAACAATGCTATAAATATAATTAATTTCATAATATCTACCTCGAATTTACTATGATATTTTTACAATAAATCTTGTTGTTATATAAAAACTCTCTTATTCTAGCTAATTCACTAACCTTTATCTTATTAAAAATGATTAATGTGAATGATCCAGTATATTCAATTTCATAATTTTTTCTTAAATAAATATTAATTCTCATTGGCACACTCATATAATTTTTCCTTCTTTCTTTTATGTTTAAAATACATACTAATTGTTTCACCATCAATATCTGGAACCATATGATTTATACCTAATTCGTTAAATATAATATTTTTATATTCTTGTAAACTCCAATGTTTATCTATATTGTCATATATTCTACTTAATTCTTCTTTATCGTTATCATATTTAGCTCTTAATACTTGATTTCGATAAATAGGTAGCCAAAAATCCATGAAGTGCTCATAATATTTATAATTTAATTTTTCTTCTATATCCATAATTCCTCCAAAAAAACAGTGCCAAACTCACGACCACAAACCCGCACTCAAGAATAATAAGGTATGCTCAATTATGAAAAACTAGTCGTTTTTAAATTAATTAATTATCAAAATCAAATGGTAAATCTGAATCATCCAATCTTACTTCATCCCCCATTGATGCATATGGATCTTCTTGTTTTGTTGTTTCAATGTCATTTTCTACATTATGTTCTTTTGATTTACTATTTAAGAAAGTTATTCTATCTGCAATAATATCCATTGTGTACTTTTTATTTCCTTCTTTATCTGTGTAACTTCCTGTTTGTATTCTTCCTTTAATTGCTACCAAATCACCTTTGTGGCAATACACTGATGCATTCTCCGCTTGAAATTGATATAAAGTAACATTTATAAAATCAGTATCATAATCTCCATTAGCATTTTTAAATGGTCTTGAAACAGCCACATTTATGTATGTTACTTTTTTTCCAGATTGAGTACTTCTTAGTTCTGGATCTCTTGTTAATCTTCCTATTAAAATCAAACTATTCATTTTTATTCATCCTTTCTAATTGCCTATTTATTTTGTATTTCATTACTCCTAATATTTCTCTATCTCCAATACCGTAATAATGCCTAAATTGTTCTAACATTACATAACAATCAGCTATTTCTTCAGCTATATGTTGTCTACAATGTTCTGGAATACCTGTATGTACTCCTACATATTTCATATCTTCACCTTTAATAATTGCTTCATTAACCTCAAATACTTCACTATTAAAGTGTTTTAATTGAGGTATTACGCCATAATTGTTTATTATTTTTAATAAGTCTTTTTCCATATTTACTCCATTTCTAAGTTAAAGTTAACATTTTCACCTAAGGCTCTATATGTATCACTAACTATTTTTAATTGTGTTAAAGCTCTTTTTTTATTATCTTCTACACTTTGTTTAATAATGTTTTCATCTGTTGTTGCTATGTATCCTAAAGTGTTAGAATGTGCTATAAACTTAACTCCTTGTATATGTTCTTTAAATCCCTTATTATTTACTTCAATTAATTTTCTAAGGTTTCTTTCACTTACAACTAATCCTTGTTCTTTTAATTCTTTTAATATTTGTGATTTCTTTTTCCAGTTAGTTAAATCTATTAGATCATAAATCATATTAATTTCATCCTTTCTATTTCTTCTTCACTTAAAGTAGGTATTCCTAAGTTCTCAGCTTCCTGAATAATACCATCTAGATATATACTCATTTCTTTTGTGTTCATATTATGTGAAGGTGTATATACTTTGTAATAGGTATATCCACCCTTTTCACACATTTTTTCAAAATATAAATCATATTTAGAAACATCTACACTAGATAGCACTTTAAATTGTTCAACTTGACTATAATGTTTCAACATATTTAAATGAACTTCTTCTTTTGATAAATTTACCTTATTAGCTATTTCATTTATCAACTTCCATGCGTAAGCATTTTGACTTAAACTTCTTTTTTCTTTGTGTTCTGATAAATCAAATATCTTTTCTTTTTCTTCTTTAGGTAAATTCATTAACTTTGTAGTAATGTAGTAAATATTACCTGTTATTGTTTCCATTATTCATCATCTTCTAAATCTTCATCTTCTCCAAATTCTTCATATGAATTAGGATTAAATGCATCATAATTATCTCTTAACATTCTTTCAAAGTTATCCATCATTTTTATTATTTCTACACAGTCTTCATACATAAGTACATATTGAGCTTCTTCTTGATGTTCAACAGTTATAACATTAATGTCCTTATATATTTTTTTTGTTCTTTCATTCATTGCTTTATCAATCATCATTAGAAAAACCTTCTTTCAAAAAATATTGCAATTGCTACCACCAACCCAATAATAAATGGTAAAAATATGTTTTCTATTAGCATTGCTTCTCTCATAAATGGTCCATTTGCTATTAATTCAAAAATATTCATTAAGTACATTATTACTATAAAAGTAATTGTTATATGTTTAATAATTTCTCTTTCTTCTGAATTAAACATTGGTTCCTTAGTTGCTTTTTTATATTCTTTTAATAATTGTTTTCTATTTTTTAAAGTATTTCTTTCTAATACTTTTTCTTCCTTAGACATTTTCTTTTTCATTTTTAATCTCCTCTTTCTTATAACCTTTTAATAATTTCATAATTTCTTTTTTTGTTTTTCTATTTATTTCAACCAATTCCCCAACTTTGCCTTTTGGTAGCCATATTGCATATAACTTTTTAAATTTCTTACCATAGGCAAATTCATATAAACTTAATTGCCAACTCAAATATTCTTTATCCAACTCTGCAGTAGTTTTAATATCACATAAACACTCTTTACCATTAATGCTTGCAATCATATCAAATCTTCCTGCATAATAATCTTCGTAATGAATCATTTTTTCTTGGCTTAATACTTCTATGTCATACTTTGCTTTTAATCTGCAGTATTGTTTAAAAGATAGTTTTTGATATAAATCTAATTCTGGTAATTCTTTATATCTTCCATTTTCAAATAGTTCTATGTATTCATGCATTATTGATCCATATTTGGCTTTTTTGCTTAATGTAGTTTCTGATACACCACTATATTTGTTTGGAAATATAAATTTAAGTATTTGACTAACACTTGGTAGAAGCACACCATTTAATAAGTATTGGTGTGTTTCTTCAATAAATGTTAGATCTCCATCAATTACCATAAGAACTCTAAACTTACACTTGAACTTACATCACTTGTTCTAGAATATTTTTCATAAATATCTGGTAAGTCCTCTTTTATTTTTTTTGAATCTAGTGTTGTTCTTTGACTAGGTTTCTTGTAAACAACCTTTAGTCCATTTACTTCAAATCCTTCTTTAATTCCATTTTGTTCCATTAAATCTAATAAATCAGTTTTAAAACTTTTCATTGCCATTTCAGCTTCTAATCTTTTTTCTTCTAATTTTCTTAATTGCTTTATTGCTTCTTCTGGAACAATTATTTGATTATCTTTAACTACTAATTCATTCACATTACTTTCCTTCTTTCTTTGGTAAACTCTTAATTACTGTACTTGCTTGTTCTATTGTTAATTCATATATTGCTTTCAAATTATATCTATCAAGTATTTTCTTGATGTTTACTTCACTTAAGTTTTCAACTATCATTTTAATTTGTGCTTCAGTAGCTTTTATTTCTTCTTTAGCATGTGTATTAGTTGAATCACTATCTTTTACATCATCAATTAGGAATAATCCATTTAATGCATATTTTCTAGCATAACTAGAACTTGCTCCTGTTATTTGTGATCCATCCATTCCTTTTTTAGTTTCTTCTTCTCGTGCATAAGCAATATTACTTATTTCATTTGTTCCATCACTAAGTATTGCAGTTGCTTTGATATAATATCTATCTCCTATCAAAATTAATTCATCTGTTGTTCTTAGAGTTAATCCTTCTTTTGCTAGTAATGGTTTTACTGCTTCAAATATATCTTCACAGCTTCTATAGTTATATCCACCAAAACTATTCTTTTGATTTTTTGGTGCTTTTAATGTTGTTTGTATTTTTAATAATTTTTCATTCATATTTCATATCTCCTAACTTTCTTTTTAATTTAATGTTTTCTGTTTTTAATTCTTCAATTACCCTTTCGTACTCTTTAAATTTGTTTTTGTTTTCTTTTAGCATTCTTTCTTGTGATTTAATATCACTTTCAAGTACCATGTTTCTTGCTTTAAGTTTTTCTATAAGTTGTTTAGCATATTCGATATATTCTTTATCAGTCATTTTTATACTCCTTTAACAATTCTTCCATTTCTTGTTTTTCTTTTTCTGATAATGTTTCTTTTTTTATTTCTTTTTTAAACCAATTAGGTGTAATGTCTTTTTTTATATTTTTATAAATGATTCCACTATACCCATTTGACATACTATTATCGATTGCATTTATTACATTGTCTTCTCCATACTCTTTTACCTTTTGTTCTATTCGATTAAGAAGTGCTTTTAAACTATAAGCATTGTATGGTTCTTTCTTCTCCTCTTTGTAATTTATCCATTCTTCAATCTTCCCCCTTAACAATCCCCTATCTTTTATAAATATAAAATCATTAAATATAAAACTTAAAATACTTGTTTTGTTATCCTTTTTGATTTTCATTTGATTTTCATTTGATTTTTGTTTGATTTTTATTTGATTATTTTTTTTAGCATTATTTGATTTATTTTTGGATACATTTAATTGTGCTTTTAATGTATTAAATATAGCTTGATTATGTCCTGATAAACTAGGTTCTATATCTTTAAATACATAATCAGTAATTGCTACTAAAAGTATTTGTTTATCTTCTATTGGTAATGTATCTACTAAGTTAAAATAATCAAAATAAAATGTGAAACTGTTAATGTTTGATTTCATATTGCACCTCTTAAAGAACTATCCATAATAGGATCCATGCAATAGCTATAATCATCAAATTACTTAATCTGTTATAATCTCTTTCTGTTAATTGTTTCCCATTCCATACTTTTTTTAAACTATTTACATATAATTTCATATATATTCTCCCTTCTTTGACTTTTATTTATTTTTTTGTTATAATTAAGATGTCGTACAATTTGACAAGTTCCTTGATTTGTTAGGAACTTTTTTTTATTTGTGATTCCACACTATCAATTCCTAAAACAACTTTGTTGAAGTAATAAATTGGTATCTTACCATTAATTACAATTCTTGTATTATCTTCTTTTTTAAATTGTTCTTGTAATTTTTTTATAAATTCATAAGCACTAGCAATACTTCTACCAGTTAATTTAGAAATATCTTTTGCTCCATACATAAGTTTCTCCTTTCTTTTGATCGAGGTTTTTAATTATTCGAGTCACTATTTGTGACATTGATTTCCACAAAAAAATCTACTATTCTGCAATGGAATATTTTTGATAATTTAGAAAAAGTTTCAATTTTTACATTTTGTGGATTTACTTCATAATCATTATATGTAGCTCTTGATACCCCAAGTAATTTAGCTGTATCTTCTTGAGTTAGATTTGCTCTTGCTCTAAAAGATTTCATGTTATTACTTACAAACGATAATTTTTCTTTCATTGTTTTCCTCCTAACTAACACCATTATATGTCACTATAAGTGACTTGTCAATACTTTTTTTACAATTTGTGACAAATTTATTGATTTTTTGTCACAAATAGTGTATTATAATAAATAAGAAGGGAGGATTTTGTGTGAACTATTTGTCAACAAATTTAAAACATTTAAGAATTAAAAACAATTTAAAGCAGGAAGATATTGCAAAAATTGTTGGTAAAGCTAGATCGTTAGTTAGTGCATGGGAATCTGATGATAGAGGAATGACTACTGAAGATATAATTAAATTATCAGATTATTTTAATATTCCAATGGATGAACTAGTTGGTAAAGATTTAAGATTTATTGCTGATGAAGAAAAAAGTTTAGCACAACATGAATTATTATTTAGTAAAAATAAAGAGTATTTAACAGAAAGTGATTGGAATATAATTAATGCTATTATAGAACAAAGAAAAAAAGAAATAGATAAGGAATTGGGGGAGGATTAATATGATATTAGATTTATTAAATAATTACATAACTCAGGAAGAACTACTACATAATTACAATGCTAATGTGAGTGAAAAACAATTACCTAAATATATTCATGGATTTGTATTTAATTATAAAGGAATAAATAATATTATAATTAACAAAAATCTTCCATATTATTCAAAAGGTAATACATTATTACATGAAATAGCCCATTTAGAATTAAATCAAATAGGACAAAAGGATAAAGATTTATTAGCTTTTAAAATTGATGATTATGAGGATGAAGCTGATAAATATATTAAAAATATGGAGGTATAAAATGAAAAAATTATCAATAAAAGGAGAATTTATATTATATTTAATAATTACAATAATATTATTTGCTATTTTGTATTTTACTCATCAATATCATAATGCTGTTGAATTGATACTGGAATCATTAACTTTTGGAATTGTAGTGACAGCTGTTATAGAAATTCTACATTACATTATAGAATATATTCTAAATATAAATAAAAAATAAAACCTACTTGCTGGAACAAGTAGGATATGGAGTATAGAACTCCTAGAAAATCAAAAACCTCGATCAAAAGAATTTAGGACTTTCTATGCTCTAATTCTAACATAATTAAGAAAAAAAGTAAAGAATTGGAGGTATAATTATGGATAAAAAAAGATATCGTAAAACTCGATATGAAAATGTTTATCAGAACATAAAAAACAAAAACTATATTGTAACTATATCAAATCCTAAAACAACAATATCTGAAATAGATGGTAAAAAGATATATGATATAGATATTGCAAAGAAGTTAAGAGATAATGATAAATTAAAACAACTGAAAGCTAATAAAATAGCCCATATTGACTTATTTAGTGAATTATGGAAGAAATATATGTATGATTGTGAATATATTCGAAAATTGTCATATAATACACTAAAAAAGAAACGATTATTTTATAATAATTACTATTGTAATTACTTTGACAATATTAGAACCACAAAAATCAAAAAAACAGATATAATTAATTTTATTGAAGGCATTGATGCACCAAATAAGGAAAAAAATGAAATATTAAAAATATTGAAAGCATTTTTTAACTGGTGTATACTTGAAGAGTATATACTTGCTAATCCTGCTTTATTAGTAAAATATTATAAAGTTGAAAAAAATAAAATTGAATATTGGCTACCTGAACAAATTACTAAATTTCTTACTACTTTAGATTACTATATAAAAAATGGAAATATGAATGAAGTTAAAAATGCTAGATTAATTAAAATGTTAACTATTGTAGGACTTGCATTGGGAGATAGAATTGGTGAAACGAGAGCATTAAAATATAAAAATATAAATGTTATTTATAAACAAATAGAAATAAATCACTCAATTAATTATGATCCAAATTCAGATAATCCAATTAAAGAAACAAAGACATTACAATCTGATGCAATTTTACCTATAACAGATAAGTTTATTAATGAAATTCAAAATTATAGAAAATACATTGAAAGTGAATTAGGAATATATACAGAAGATGATTCATTTATATTTATGAATACACAAACTAATAAACCATATAGTGATAGTCTTTTAAGAAAGTATTTTTATTACTTTATAGAAAAAGCCAACATTCCTAAAATAAAAATGTATAATCTAAGACATACATATGCAACAAATATGCTAAATGAAGGAAAAAGTATATATGAAGTATCAAAAGCATTGAGGCATACCAATATAGTTACTACCACAAAGAATTATGCTGATATAATAGATAGTAAAAGAAGGGAGATGGCAAACTCTACTGATAAATATTATTAGATTATAGAGTACATTTCGGAGTACAAAAAATAAAAATAGCAATAAAATAGGGATTTAAAAGAGTGTTGTGATTCTCCTCACTTGCTCCAAGTGAAAAACAAATGCCCTATTTTAAGGGCATTTTTTCTATCTTGTACTCCAAAATTACATATATTCTATATATTCCAGAGTACAAGTAGAGTACAAAATATGAAACAAAAAACAAGCAAATTAGCAAAGTTAGAAAGAAATAGAACAAGTATAATAACTAATGATCTATCTCATTGTTTTGTATGTGGTATGAGAAAACAACATTTACACGAAATATTTTATGGTAAAAATAGATTAAATTCTATAAAACATGGAATGGTTATGCCTATATGTTTTAATTGTCATACTAGAATACATAATGATATAGATATGGATTTATACTATAAAAAGTTATTTCAAAAAGAATATGAAAAAACTCATACTAGAGATGAGTTTATATCAATATTTTATAGAAACTATTTATAGACAAAATATTACAATTAATGTATAATTGATTACGAGATATCTGTGTTAGGTGTTCTCAACCTCAGTCCAAATATAATATAATTTATTTATTTTATAAAAGGAAGGAGGGATGTCCTATGGAAGGATTAAACAATGGAATATATAATAGCTTTAATAGTTATTCTTGTTATCGTTGCATACATCTTAAAAAAGGATTAAAAAAGAACACCTACTCAACAATGACTAGGTGTTCCCAGAACAAATAATTGGACTGAAAGAACATCTAACAAAAACAGATATCTCTTTTTTGTCCTCATAAAGCAATAGAATAGATACAATACAAATAAATCAACCTATTCTAATTATATTATACTCTATTTTAGAGTAAATACAACAACAAATTAAACTTATATGTCAATTTGTTGAGACTATATTATAATTGCTTTTTTAATTTTGTCAATCTTTTTCTTAATTCTTTGACTTTCTTGCAGTTAGGACTATATACTTTTGAATAATACCTAATTTCCCTTAAAATTATCTCTTTTTTCATACCAAATCCCCTTTTCTTATATATTATCTCATATTTATTTATTACTTTCCATACTTTCGACAAAATATGTCATTTTTCGACAATAAAAAAGGATAGGTTTTTCCTATCCTATTTTACTTTAGTTGCTTGTGGAGTACCATCAATATTACATAAACAAATATAATCATTACCAGTTTTACCCCATTTACCCCAAATACGACCTTTTTCATCTATAATCTTAGATATTTCAAATTCACAGCCTTGTTTACAATAAGCATCTGTATTTGGTTTATTAAGTGGTTTTATTTTATTATAAGCACTTTTAGCCCACTTTTCTGCAATACATTCTTTTATTTTTTTAATATTATTACCTAAATTTGGACTCTTTCTTAATGCTTTATCTTTTAATAATTTATATGTTCCAGCAGTCCATTTAGCTGGTTCATGATATTTTATTTGGCTACCATATTCTTTTACAGTTTCTCTAGCAACTGTTTGACCTGTATATACTTCTAAATAGTCTAATGGATTTACCCATTGATCTTTATTTGTATATGTAATCTTAGTTCCTTTGCAAATTCCTACATGTAAATGTTCTCCTTGTTTAGCACCACTTCCTGTATTACCTGTATTTGCAATTTGTTGAGCCATAATTACTTTATCTCCAACTTTTACTCTTACACTGCCTTCTTGTAAATGAGCATATTCACTTACATATCCAGAATGTTTAATGTGAATAACCCATCCGCCTGTTGATTGAAATTTAACATAAATAACAGTTCCACTATCTACAGCTAATACTGGTCTATGATAAACCCCTTGTCTTCCCATATCTATTCCCTTATGTGTTGAACTAAAAGGGTTTGTTATTTTAATAACATCAAGTGGATATCTCATATTACTTACCTACTTTCTTTTTATTATAATTATTATTTGATATCATTAATAATGCACCTAATAATGTATCAATTGCAGTAATAGTTCCTACTATTTCTTCACAATATGGTAGATTCCATATACTTGCTATAGCAAAATAAAAAGTCCCCAATGCTGGAAGACATATTTGAGCAATGTACTTAAGTACATCATATACTTTATTACTAAAATTCATATTTATCTCTCCTTCTTTTTTAATTCCTTTTCATATTCTTGTTGTAATTTATGACCTAGAACTTTTACAGCCCCATTTCCACCTTTTTGTTCATATTTTTCAAATATCGATACTCTTTCACTTAAAGGTATCATTTCATTACATATAGAATTTTTCATAGTGTTTAACGAGTTATCATCTAATTCTTCTCTTAATTTGTTTATTTTATTATTAGTAGCTATGAATTGTTCTTCTCTTTTTCTATCCATTTCATCTATTCTTTTATTAAATGGATCTAAAGAATTATCTAATACTTTTTTGCCTATTTTTAATGCTAAAGCACATACAACACCACCTGCTGTAATAATACTTGCAAAATTAAGTAAAAAACCATTAATATCTCCTAGTGTTATGTTTTCCATATCGTTTCTCCTTTCTTTTTTAATTTGTAATTCTAATCCATTCACGCCAAGTTCCAAACCAGCATATTCTAACCCATGTTGATCCTATATAATTTGAACATAGCTGATATATAACATCTGATCTTGGAGCAAATACAACTAAAAAACCATTTCCACCACTAAATGGATAATTTGTAGCATTCTGGTTTTGTGGAACAACATACATTCCTATAGTTGTATTATTATTAGCATTTAAATTTGCATTACCTTGTTTGCGTAAACAACTTAAATCAATTGGTATTAAACTTTCATTTATCATAATAATCTATTACTAGATTTGTGGGGTTAGTTATTTAACTTAAATAAATTACCTGTATATTAAAATTGCATACTAACGTTTCTCCGCTGTTTTGTTGACATCTAGGACATATTATATCATTAGTATTTAAATTTATTGCTTTAACAGTTGTTAAAGTGGTAGCAGCATTTGATACTGATGGAACTCTAACAGTAACACTTGGATAAGAAGCCGAACCATTTCTTGAAATATTCAACATTCTATATCCATTTGAATTTTGTTCAAAATTTGCATTTACTACAACAAGTGCAATTCCTTTTTTAGGAGCTGTTATTGAACACTCAGTAATATTTTTTGTACTACCAGAATTAACCGAAATATTTTCAACACTATTTTCGTGTTTTGATATATTATTTAGTAATTCACCATTAATCATAATAGTTGATATTTAATATCTGTTTATGCTTATTTCCACCTTCCTATTGCTATAATATCTACTCCCCAGGCAGAACTACTCCATCCTCTACCACAACCAAATTTAACAGTTCCAATTTTAGAAAAATCTTGTGTTTCTTGTGATATATTGTAAATAAAACCCGCATAATTTCTAACTTTGCTTGCATTTAAAGTTGGTTTAGACACAAAAGTATATGGATAACTTCCCATATCTAAATCAGCAGAAGTATATAAAACATTACCAGTATCTTGAGTTATTGCAATGCTTGAAAATGCAATATTTTTGCAACATATTAATGTTCCATCTGAATATTTTATATACGTACCATTTTGGTTTGTATCACTTTCTATAATAGTTCCACCAAGTAATTCATTAAGCATAAACATCACCAAAGTGAGAAGATATTAAATATCTCTCACCCCACTTTCCACATAAAAGGAAGTATCTAGTAATTGATACCTCCTTTCGATATAGTTTTCCTGATTGATTGATTGATTGATTGATTGATTGATTGATTGATTGATTGATTGATTGATTGATTGATTGTAATATTTTCTTGACATGCTTGTCAAGTGTTTTTATTAATTTTTTCATAAAAATTTACCTTCTTTCTAAACTATTATTGGGACAACCGTCCACTTTGTTGAATCCCATGTTCCTGAACATGCTGTTGTACACTTCCATATTCTATAGTCATGTATAACTATATCTCCTACTGCATAATTCGTTGATGTCGAATATGTGTCTTGATCTAAACCTAATGCTATTGCTAATTTATACATTCGGTCTAAACCATCTGCAATTAAAGGGGTAGAAGTATCCGGTAAATTTTTATATGGTTTATTATTTGGATTTACCGCCATAATATTCGGCTATTTATATTTGCTCTTAACTATTTTTATAACCTATAACTTTATGAACAAGTATTGCATTTGTAGTTTGAGATAAATTTGCTCCATTATATACAATTGAAGAATAATAAGTAAAAGTTAATTTATTATTTTCAAATGTATATCTGGCATTTCTAATAGAAATAGCTGGAGATGATGTATTTGTAGGAAAAAACAAAGATATATAATTAGCTATTGTTGGCACTTCTATTGTCATATAATGTCCTTTGTTAATTGAATAAGTTATTTTTACATAGTCATAATTATTCTTACTATCCCTTAATGGGATATCATCTCCCACAATTCCATTATCATCACTAAATAATACAGTACCATTTATTAGTTCTTTTAAATAACTACCATCATTTTCTAAATTAGTAGCTGTTATTGGTGTAGATGTATCTGGTAAATCTTTCCAATCTTTTAATGCCATATTAAATGTTATTTAGTATTCTATGAGTTAATCTGTTGTTTTTGTGTACTCCACTATAATAGTTATATCATTAAAAGCATTTTCATCCATATTGCTTCCATATAAAACTCCACATTGTATATTTCCATTTGGATCTGTTGATACAGTATTCCAATCAAAAAATGCTCCTGAGTTATTTAATCTTGAAGGAATAGGCTGATATATTCTTGGATAATCTTTTCTATGTATAGTTCCATATGTTTTTACTATTGTTTCAGCATTTGTTACAGGTAATACATAATTTGATGCTTTTGTTGTAGAATTATACACATATCTATATATAGGCTTACCATCTATCCAAGTGCCAATTACTTGCTCATTTATTGAATAATCATCACTATTTTCATATTTTTTATATTTAACATAATTTGTTGCAGAACCTCCTTTTTCAATTTGAATATTAAAAAATTCAACAGAATTTGTATTTGAAGTTGATGTGGTATTACTATAAAATCTTATTTGATTATTTGCAACTGAAGTAAATGTAAAACTTTTATTACCTGATGTAGTTGTAAAGTCACCACTTGTTGCAACAGTTGTTGACCCACTATATATACCAACTCTTATTGAATTTCCATTAGGATTATTATAAGAAAATGAAACAGTATATGTTTCTCCTACTGTTAAATTTGTTAAAAAATATGATGTTCTACAATATGTTCCTCCACTTTTAACTGTCAAAATATCTTCATTAACAGTAGATGTAGCACTAGCACTAGCTCTATTTTGATTTATATTAAATAGATTTTTACAAATTACATCTTCTACAACTATTTGCCCCATTGCCTCATCACCATTAAGTAACCCATTTAATTTTTGTGCACGTAGTGGTGTACTTGTATCCGGCAAATCTTTGAAGTTGACTAAACTCATAGAGATACACCTCTATTCGATAGAAAAGAGCAAGTATAATCTAAATTAGCCTTGCCCCCTTCCTTTGAGGTGCAATTACTAAATAACTGCACCCCCTTTCGATATAGTTTTTGTATGTATGTATGTATGTATGTATGTATGTATGTATGTATGTATGTATGTATGTATAAGCATAATTTATTTATTATACCCTTGTCAATACTATTTGTTGTCTTTTTTTGTTTTCTTATCATTTTCACTTTCCTCCTTTAATTTGTTTTGATAAGTCATTATTTCTTGTTGTTCAATACTACTTGTCTGTTCGTACAGATTTCTCAAAATAGATTTTAAACAAAATGCAGGTAAACCTGAGTTGTTTATTATTTCTACTATTTGTTGTTCGGTTTCTTGAACAGCAAGTGTTAATGGTTTATTCATGAACTAACCTCCTTTCAAGTTCATCAACTTTATTCATTAATTGTTGTATTACTATTAATTCTAATCTTGATAAATCTTCAGTTGAATATAATTTCATTTTCTTATCATATTCATTTTGTGTTATATGTAATAAAGTATTTAATTTTGTATTTTCTATATCTTCTATTAAAAAACCATAATAGCCTTTATCTCCATATTTCTTTTTATAATCATAAGATATTGTTGGTATATTTTTTATTAGTTCATAAACTTCATTTTTTTGTTTATTAGTTAATTTTTTAATGTTTTTCTTTGTTGCTTTACTAGATGTTGTTGCTATTGTTGCACCATTAGCAGTTAATCTTGATCCTCTTAATGCAACTCCATTATTAAATACAGTAACACTAGCTACTTCACTTGTTCCTGACGCATTACTCATTGTTCCTATATATACACTTGCATAAGAACATCCTTTTATATCAATTCCATTATTACTTGGTGCTCCAACTGTTCCATTTGAATTAGAACTAATTCCAACTCCATAAACAGCACTCATTCTTGCTGCACCATTAAATATTAATGAACCTCCATCACTAGGCCACATTTGTAAATATCCATTAGATAAATTTAATTTTGCTCTATTATTTGATATTTGTCCAGCAGTTATTGTTCCCATGTTTGCAGTAATACTTGATAATTGACTTATATTCATTTTTCCACTTGTAATAGTAGTGTTTGCTATTTTAGAGTTAGTTACTGAATTATCTTGTAGTTTATTTGTGGTAATTGAATTAGCAGATATTCTATCTACATTTAATGTACCACCAGTGATATTTGAAGCATTAATATTAGTTACATTTACATTGCTTCCATTTAATGTTCCTGTTGTTATTTTATTTGCAGATATAGAAGTTATATTTGCATTTCCTATTTGTAATGTTCCACTTGATATAGAACATCCACCTATAGTACCTGCTGTTGCTGTTATTGTTCCAGATATATTAGCATTTGTTGCTGTTACGGTACCTGTTGAACTTACTTTAAAGTTTTTAGAATCTATTGCCCCAGTAGATAAGTTTATTGATGTTCCAGATGTTCCGGAAACATAATTAGAAGATTTTAATGTTCCTGTTTTTATATTACTTGCATTTATGTTATTTACATTTACTACACTTGCATCTATTGTTCCTGTTGTTATATTAGAACCATTTATTGTAGTTCTTCCACTTGTAGATAAATCATCAAATGCAACTTTACCAGTCATTGTAATATTTGCCTCTTTACTATCTAATTCATTACCATTAGCATCTCTTAGTTTAATTGTGATTCCACATTGTGTACCACTTACAAGTTCTGCTGTTATTAATTCTATAGTATGAGGTAATATATTTACACTTGCATCTAATTTTGCTTTTGTTATGAATTGTCCTGTATAAACATTATTAGACATTAATCTTACAAATATATATCCAGATGTATAACCTAACAATTGTATTTCATAATTACCTAATTCTAGTGGAATGCTTGGATATTCATAATTAGTTATAGTTGGTTCGTTTAATAATGATACTGTTCCATCAGCATTATATTTACATTTCTTTGTTACCCTACACAATTGATTTCCATAATCCATTTCAAGTAGATCATAATTGTCAGAATCATAATAAAGTAAATCATCTGGTAATTCATAATCTATATATGTGTTTTGATATACAGTACCAGTTATAGCATTTCCTATTGTATAATCAGTTCCAGCAACCAACAAAGTATAACTACTACCATCAAACGAATAATACTTTCTATAATTGTTATAATAAGTATCTTCTGTTATTTCAAAATCAGTTGTATTTGTAAACCTTAATGTTCTAGTCTTTAAATATGTAGTAGAACTAGGAAACAACGAACTATTAGGATACAAATAACTAATATTATCTATTATAGGATGTATATTAATATTAATTGGTTCAGATTGTGGAACATTCGTGAAATTTACACCTGCATACTCACTTTCTTCTGTTTGTGTAATATCAGCTATATCACCAATTTCACCTTCCACTCTTGCAATTTCACCAGAAGTATATCTATTTGCACTTAAAAGGACTTGTCCTTCCCTTATTTCTGCTCTACCTTCTGATTCACTTATTGCAGTAGTATAATCATTTGTAATCTTTGTTGTAGCACTTGATACACTTAATTCAATACTATCCTTAGTTGTTTTTACTAATACCTTACATACATAACTTGCAGTAATAAATTCAGTAAATTGGTCTATTATTGCCCTTGCATCATAAGCATAATTATCATTTGAATATTCAGATGATTTTACCCATTCTGCTTCATTTAAGTTACCACTTTCTCTTGCTACATTGCATCTATATACATCACCATTGCTTTTTATCCATATATCACCTACTTTATATGGTGCTATAGGATCTATTACAAATATATTTCTAAATCCATCAGAAGTATCTGGATTAGAATTTGCTAAAGCCATAGCTTCATTTATATTGTTATCATCAACCAAATTCCATGAATATTCATCTTCACTTAAATTAAATATATATGTATTACCATTAGTTCTATCATAATATAAATCCCCTATATGAGAATTTTTTGTTTTATCATCAGTCCAATTACTAGCAGGTTCATTTAATAATGTAGGAACTGTATCAAAAAACCAGGTTGTGATTTTTCCATCAACCTGGTCTTCTGTATCAGTCATTCCTTTAAGAGTGCTATCAATGAATTTATATAATATGTTTTCTGTTTTATCTAAACCTAGTTTATTTATTTGTATTTCTTTTCTATTTTGTACTAAGCTATTCAAATCATATCTTCTAATGACATCTTCAGCAGTTATTGCTTTAGGTAAATCATTTCTCATTTGCTATACACCCTCCCATCTCTTATTGTAAATCCTAGTGATTTTAATTTTGTTTCTTTTTCTTTTGCAGTTAATTTTAGTGAATTAATGTAATTAATAACATCTTTATCATAATCATCAAATCCAAAACTTTTTAATAATACTTTTTTATCATTTGCTGTTTTATTTAAGTTATTAACATAATTTACTATTTCATTGTTGTAATTATTAAATGTATTGTATTGAGATTTAATTAATATTGCTTTTTGTGCAACTGATAAATTTAAAGAATTAATGTAATTAATTATTTTTTGTTTTTTAGAACCACTTATAGTTGCTCCAGTATTTTTGTTATAATCACTTTCTATATCTTGACTATTTAATTTAATAAATTCTTTGATAGGTATATTTAATGTTATTAGATTATTTAGTTTTTCATCTGTTGAATAATATTTACCATATAAGTATGCTAATTGTTTATCATTTAAGTTAGTTTTTAATAAATTATTGGCTATTTTTTGATGTTTTTCATTTGCAGTTAATGTTTTATCACCACTTATTGTAGATGATAGTGTTTTATTTGAAATATAATCTGCTAATGATTTATCATTAATACCTATTTTCTTTAAATCATTTAATTCTTTTAATGTATCACTTGCATAGTCTATTTTTTGTGATTTAAAGTATTCTTCATTTGCTTCTGCTTTTGCATAATCATAAGTATTATTAATCATTTTTGCTTTGTCGTTATCAGATGCATTTTTATAAGCACTTGAATTTATTAAATTATTTAGATATTTATTAGCATTTTGTCCAAATGTCTTTTTATATTTAGTATATTCTTCAGCAGACATTCTATATGTATTATCTTTATATTTAACATAAGAATAAGGTACACTAGGTATTACTCCTGTTTCACCAGTTTTATTATAAATATTTTTTATTTCTTTATCTAAATCTGATGTTATTTTTTTTGTTGCTGAATATGGTGCTAGGAAACTTTCGTATGCTCTTTGAATAATATTATCTGCTTGTTCCTTTTCATTACCCCAAATATCAGTTGCTACTTCTAAATTTTGTCTTAATCCTGGTATTTTATACATAATACTTCTTAATGTTTGTTCTCCAAATTTATAAGAACTATTTGCAGATGCTTTTGTTGATCGTTTCTTATCATCTAATGTACTTGCTATTTGACTAAATAATGTTGGAAAAAATTGACCTACATAGTTTTGTCCAACACTTTCTAAAGAACCTTTGATTTTATCTACACCACTTCCATATGAAGTTAATGCATTTGTTAAACCTGACATAAATGACATTTCATTTAATGGATCTAATGTTTTAGCAAGTGTTTCAGATACTACATTCATATCCCATTCTTCTTTTTCTTCTAGTTGCTCATAAGCATTTGCTCCTACAAGTAATGGCATAGCTACTGGTGATAACCAAGAAATTGAATAAGATTTATCTCCTATTTTTAATGAATATTGATTATCTCCTAGTTGTGAATCATACTTATCATCTTTATCATCTCCACCTGCACCATTTAATATTCCTGCTTTTGCAAGTGCATATCCTAGTAATGCAAGTGATGTTCCTGTCATACCTTGTGATAAATTATCTATAAGTTGACTTGCTTCCATATTTCCATGTGCTACTTGATAAGCATCATAAGATATACTCTTTATTAATCCAAGTGGTGAATATTTAACACCAGCTTTTGCAACATTAATAGGAGTTTTCTTAAATGGTACAGTTGCTTCTATTGCTAATCTTGCAATTTTATTATTCTTTTCTAAATTATTAATTTGTGATGCTAACTTACTATATTGTCTAAATGTTGCAATTTCAGCTTGTTCTACAGCATAGTTTTTAGCCTTTTCTACTATCTCTGGATTGTTTTTTATATCAGATTCAGTATTTATACCATTTGCAGTTAAATACTCTTGTAATGTGCTTTGAAATGCCCTTTTACTAAAGAACCAGTCCTCAGCTTCTAATGCATTGCTATTAAAGTTTGCTAATTTCTCTAATGTTTTAGATTTAAAGATTTGTTTTTTGGATTCTAAAGAACTCTTTTCGTTGTATTTGTTTTCACCAGTAATAATATCTTTCATATCATTAGCTGTTTGTTTAGAATAATTTTTGATATAATCTGTTGCTTGTTTCCATGTCTTAGTTCTATTTTTTACAGGTATAATAGTTTCTAATGTTCTAGCCATTGCATTTTTAACTTTAATTGTACCATTCATAGCAACATTTGATACTATATTTCTTATATGTGTTTTAGGATTTCCTAACATTGATAAGTATCTCCAAGCATTTATCTTTTCACCTTTAGTAGTTTTCATTTGGTCTGCTATTTGTTGTTTAAATTGTTCTACTCTATTATTTAAATCTTTTTGGTCATATGTTCCATCAAAATTATAAGCATCTAATACATTTTGTACCATATCAGTAGTTATTTCTACATCTTTAAATGCCTTTTCTCCACGAGATTTAGCTCTTTGAATTATTTTAGTATACATTCTTAATTGACCTTCTGGTGTTAATTTTTTAATAATTGATAATGCTTGAGTTGCTTGTCCTAAATCAGTTCCTAGTATTGCAATATCCATTAATAAATCTTGTGCTGTTTTAGTATCTCCATTTTTAACTGCTTCTTGTAATACCCTCTCAGCAAGTGCTACATCACTAGCCTTAGGTAAAGTATCACTTGTTAGTAATTCTTTAACATGAGATAATGCTTTTTCATAACCATTTACATCTAAATAATTATTAGCTGTATCTACTGACTTTTTGTTTGATTCTACTACATAATTAATTTTTTCAGGATCTAAATCTTTAATTAGTATTTTATCCTTTAATACATCACTTTCAGTAGATGTTCCTACCCATCTTCTTTGATTTTCATCAGAAGAACTTGATTTATTAATACCATTCATTTCTTGTGCTATTTTACTAGCATCTATTTTTAATACATCTTGTTCTTTTGCTAAAGGTATATTTTTCTTACTATTTGGCATATTATATTGTGATATACCATTATTGACATTTTCGTTAGTTTGTGGTATATTTATATTACTAACCAGTGAATTGGCAAAACGCTTGGGCAATTGGAGCCCTTCGCGGAAAAGCCATTCATTGGTTTTATTATTTGTATAAATATTTTTATTTCCCTTTGCAGTATTATTAATAAAATCTTGAATATCATTTTTTTCATAAACAGATGTTAAAGCATTAACTTCTATTTCTGCAACATTTCTATTTTGATGTATAGTAGCTATTAAAGGAACTCCATCTTTATTTTTTGAGTTTAAAATAAATACTTTTGCATTATCGTGAGTTCTTGAATCCATAGCTAATACACTGTTGTCCAATTCAGTAGGAAGATTGTCAATAACACTTCTTGGAACTTGTTCTGAATGTTTTCCAGTTAATGATTTTGATAAATCTTTTTGTGAATAAACAATAGGTTGGTCATTCAAATTAGCATATGATAAACTCTGACTATTTGGTTTGACTAATAATTGTTCACCTGATGGTGTTTTTTTATTTATAAAATCTAACACTTGAGTTTTGAAATTTTTAATATTTCCATTCTCATCAAATGAACTTTTAAATAACTTTTTAAATTTTGTTAATAAATTGTCACTAACACTTATATTATTGTTTGGTAAATTAACTTTTTTTTGCATTTCTTCAACTTGTTGTTCTAATTCACTTATTTTAGTAGCAATTTCTTGTTTTTCTTTTACATCTTTAGTTTCTTTTTGCTTTGCTTTTAATTCTTCTATATTAGACAATATGTTTTCTTCTGTATTTGTTTCTATATTATCATTTGCTTGAATATTTTGATATTCATTAGATATATTATCATAATTTAACTCACTATTATTTTTTGTGGCTTTATTATATTCATTGTAGAAAGTTTCTTTTAATTGTTTAACTTGTTCTTCTGTTAGTTTATTATTACCATCTTGTTCTAATGTTTCAACTATACTTTCAAATTGTGAATTAATATTACTATTTTGTCTTACTGCATTTGGTGTATTAGTAATACCAGCAGATATTGCTCCTAATAAACCAGCATAAAAGTTTTGCTTGTCAAAGAAACTTGAACTATCCCAAGATTCAGCTAAATCTTTGTGGTCTAATACAAATGCTTGAACTTTAGGATCTAACCATTCTTGAATATATTCTTCTCCAAATTCTGACACCATATCTGATATAGCACCGCTTAAAGCCGGATTACTTACAATTTTAGAAGTAACTTTTTCACTTAATAATTTACTGGCAGGTGATTTACCTAGTAATGCACTAGCACCACCTAATAACTTACCTACTCCTAATTCTAGTGCAGAATTAATAATACCATAAGTTGTGGCTTGTTTCTCACTATATCCATCTAATAAAGCTTGATTCCTTGCACTTCCAAATGTAGATAATCCAAAATAAGCAGTACCTAATCCTGTTCCTACTCCTGGTATTGCATTTAAAGCTATACCTGGTAACATGTTACCTATACTTTGAGATACATCAGCATAACCTTTATATAACCAACTATTAGATTCTTCTTTTGCTTTTTGTGCTTTTAAATCATTTAATGATGGTAGATTTACTCTTGAACCATTGTCTTGTTTAAATGAACCACCCAAATCTCTTATATTATCTACTCCTGATAATATAGGAGCAAATACTTTATCAATTCCACT